AGTCGGGGGAGGTCGCTCGCTTCCCCCGGAATCGCATTCACCAGGCTGCTACGAAGGGTGATCAGCGTCGGGAACGTGTCGTCAGCGACCGCTTCAAGGTGCTGATCGATCTTGCCAGTGATCTCGTTTCGCGCTGCGGTCGCGTCGTTGTAGCTGGTGAACTCTTCGTCGGCGATCGCTTCCGAGGCAAAAACGATCGCGTTGCGCTGAATGATTCGGGTCACGGCGTCGAAGTCGACCTGTTCAGCCACGCGCGCCGGGCTGCTACCCACGGGGCGAACGCCGGGGGCGAAATCGAACAGGCTCAAAAGGAGCGAGCTCGCGCGCAGCGGTGACGTCGAACTTGCGATCGTTGCCGCGAGGGCGGTGAAAATGGCGCCGACCATTGTGGGGATGTCGGCGCTATCCTCGAGGTCGCCCAGGGCGCGTTCGAATGCGGCCCTCGAGATCGGCGCCACGGGGAGCGAGTCGAGGATCGACCGCATGCGGAACGTGGCGGAACTGATCACCGCGAAGTCAGCGGGAGCGGCGCCCGCTGAATGTACCGCGGTGAACTGCGCCGTCGCAGCGGTGCGCGCTGCGCTTGCATTGGTCAGGAGAGCCGACCGGGTGTCGACCGCGACCGGCGCCGCGGCCCGCGCCGAGGTCTCTCGGAAGTCGATCGAAAACGTGGCAAGCCCGCCCTCGCTGCGCTTCTGCCGAACGCGAAAGGTGACAACGACCACCCGGCGGGTGCCGAAATACGGGTGAACGAGCTCGCCGGGTCCATCCTGCGACTCGAGCGCGTTGATCAACGCATCGCGCGCGGTCTCGTATTCGGTCCCGACAACGTAGCCCTCGACGGTGAACGTGCGGCCCTTCTGCCCGAGATCTTCGGTGTACGGCGGATCCTCTGATCCGGGGAACTCGTGCGAGACGACCTGACGCCCGCCGCTGCGCTCTCCATCCTCGACGAAGAACGGCACGCCGCGAAACCGCGCCGGCCCTTGTTTGGGGCGCCAGTCGCTCACGGCTGCACCGAGTAGCCCATGGAGAGATCGACGGGCTGCGAGCTCGTGGGGTCAGTCGACACACGGGCGCCGCGCGGGAGGTTCGTGAAATCCACCGACACATTCGCTTGCGTCGTTGCCAGGCTTGAGTTCACGGGCGCCGCGGCTGCAACCGCCGACGGGGTCAGCCCCGCGGACATCGCATTGCCCGCCTTCAACGCGGTTCCGAAAGGCGACGCCGCACCGAAGAACGCGGAAAGGCGCTCGAGGATGGGCTTCACCGCTACCCACGCGTCGAGAACCGCCCACTTGAGGGAATTCCCCCAGTCTTTGAAAATGAAACTGAGCTCAGCCCAGTTGTCGTAAATGCGCTTTCCGAGGAACGCGAGGGCCGCACCCGCCGCGAGGAACGGCGCCAGGGTGAGCAGCAACGGGCCAAGCGTTGCGAACGCGGTGATCATGAGAGGGATCGCCTCGATTGCGAGCGAGATCACCGCAGCCCCGAGCGTTCCGAGGGAAGCGATCAACGGCAGTGCGAGCACGCCAACGGCAGACATCGCCGTTCCCATCGGGCCCAGGAATTCGACCACGCGCCCGATCCAGTTGGCGACGCGCCCCAGGTTCTCGACCAGGCGATCGAACCCGCCACCGTCGATCCACTTCTGAATCGCCGCCGCTGCGCCGTCGGCCCACTTCTTCAGCCCGTCGCGGTTCTTCGCGAGGAACCCGGTCAAGAGCTTCGAAAGCGCGGTCATTGCGGGGAAGAAAGCGCCCGCGAGAGTATTTCGAAGACCCGTGAACGCGAGCTCGGTTTCGCGCGTGGCGTTGTCGAGCTCGCCGGCGCCCCGTGCAAATTCCTCCTGAGAACCTACGAGATCCATGTAGCGGCGCTGCTGTTCCTGAATCGCGGCGCTGCCCTGGTGCAAAAACTGCCCCATTTGCAGGCCCGATTTCCCGAACGCGTGCGACGCTAGGATCGCCTGCTTTGCCGGGTCGTCGATCTTCGCGAAAGCGTCAGTCATGAGGGCGAGGGCCGCTTCGGTGCCCTTCGCCGCCTTCATTTGTCGCGCGAGCGCGGGCGAAACTTCGTTCAGGAACGCGAGGAACTCGCCGCCCTTTCCCGCCTTCATGTCGCCGAGGTTTTTGTTGAACTTGTCCATCGCGGAATTGAACTGTTCCTGATCGACATCCGCCTGAGCTGCGGCATGACCGAGCGAGGCGAACGCGTCGACCGTCAGGCCAACGCGCGCCGCGACCTCGCCGAGCTTGTCACCCGATTCCATCGCGCCATGGACGATCGAGTAGAACGCGACGCCCGCGCCGACGGCAATCCCCGCGATCTTGGCGCCGAGGGAAAACACCTCGTTTCCAACGCCCTTCATCGCCGACCCGACGCCGCTGAACCCCTTCATCAGCCCGCCGACGTTCAACGCCTTTCCGAGTGAGCCGAGCTGATCGCCGAGCTTCATCTCTCGCAGCGGGGCGGTGAGGCGATTGATCTGAACAGTCAACGCGCGCACGGGCGCCGTTGCCTTGTCGACCGCCTTGATCACCACCTCGAGGGGGAACTTCGCCGTCACGTGTCACCCCTTTCGGGTCTTCAACCAGGTCGCCTCGCCCAGCCAAAACGCGAGGTCGTCAAACGACATGTCGAGGATCTCAGCCGCGGAGAAACTGAACGTCGCCGCGACTACGGCGAGGACGTGCTCCCATTCCCCTGGGCGTCCATCGTAAAACCCAGAACCGCCTGGGAGACCTCCCAGATATCGCGCGGGTCCATGAGGTCAGCGAAGCCCTTGTCACCAGCCACGCCGGCCATTTTCAGACCGACCAGACAGAGATCGTAGGGCTTGACGAGCATCATCCGCAGGTCACCCTCGGCGCCCATCGGCACCACGAGCTCGCGCAGCGCGCGACCCGTCGCCTTCAACTCGAGCTCGGTGACGGGTTCCGCGTCGCGCCCGAACTGAACGGGCGCGCGCAGCTTGATCGTTGCGAAAGAGGCGGGCGCCACGGTTAGATTTCCTCGGCGTTCGTGCCTTCGAAGCGAACTGCGAACTCGCCCTCTTCGGTCGAGATCGTGCCCTCGCCCGCGTGCCACGCGTTGCTGAGAACGACGGTCTTTCCGTTCGCCAGGTTCAGGGTCACCGTTGCGCCGTCGGTGAGGAACAGGGCTTTCAGGTCGAGGCCCGCGCGGTCGGTGAACGCGCCCTCGATGAACGGCACCTGCGGCATTGCCTTGTAGCCGTGAACCGAGTCCGCGCCGACGATCGTGTCACGCTTCTCGACGCCGAGACCGTAGGTGAACGCGCCCTTCGCATCCTGCAGGACGCCGCCGACCTGGATCTGAATGATACCGCCCTTGCGCTGACCGCTCATTGTCTCGTCTCCTGGTTGAACTTCGAAGGCACGCCGGCGGGGATCGAGCCCGCTGATCAGTCCGTCACCAGACGGCGGCGCGTGCGCACGGCAGGGCTTGAGGCCCCCGGCACTACCTCGGCGATCAGCCGAGGAACTGGATCTTCGCCGCGGTCACGACGAGCTCATTGATCAGGTCGGGCGGGAGCAGGAAGTCGAGGCGGTTCGGGTCGCTGCCGTTGATCTCCACGACGAGATCCTCTTTGAACTGCGCGAGCGTGCTCGGGTCGAACACGACGGGCGACACGGTCGCCATGTCGAGGAACCACGCGACCGCTTCTGCGCGACCGACCGACGGCGTCATGACCGCTTCGCCCGACGGGTAGCGCACGCCGTCTTTCCCGAGCTTGTGGCGCGGGTAGCGTGACGCGATCCGTGTGCGGAAGTTGAACCGCGCGTACATCAGAACGAGCATGACCTGCAGACTCAGGAACGCGGTGTCGGGCGTGCCCGCGGCGTTCAGGCGGTACGTGGTGATCAGCCGCTCGATCTGCACGACGCCACCCGCGGCAACGCGAGTCGTCGAGATCCCCGAGTAGAGCAGGAGATTACGCTCCTGCGCCGTGTCCTTGTCGGCCTCGGCGGGCGCCTTCACGCCAGCGAGGGGCAGGGTCTGCAGCGGGCGCGCGGGGTCGATCGCGCCGTACTTCGCGACCACTGCCGCGACCGCTGCAGCGTACTCGAGGGGCGATGTGGGGCTCTCGTTCGTGCGGAGGATCACCGAGTGCTTGCTGTTCCGCGTGAGCCCGAGCGCGCTGACGTTCGCGTAGCTCGCGTTCTTCGCGGTGAACGCCACGCCGTCGATCATGCGGCTCGAGCCGAACCGACTCGCAAGCTCGTTCTCGATCGCGGTGAGGCTGGTCGCGTCGCTGTACGGATGCGCGATCACGTTGTACCAGGTGTCGCCCAAGTTCGCGATCAGCGTGGTCAAAACGGGGTTCAGGGTGCCGCTCGCCATGGCAGCGATCGTCGCGCCGACACCAGCGGGCAACGCATCGCCCGCGGTGTAGTTCATCCGCAGATCGATCTCGTTCCCCTCGAGCCCCTTGTGATGCGCGGTCAGGGTGACCACGCCCGCGACGTTCGACGCCCTGACGGCGTAGTCAGTCAGACCCGAGGTCGCACCGATCGCCGCGACGAGAGCCGTTGCGATCGCGGTCGCGGTGTCGCCGACGGCGACCGGCACGGCAACGCGCTCGCCGGAAATGTAGAACGCCAGAGTCCCCGCGCCCGTCGCCGGCCCGGTGATCGTCAGAGTGCCAGTCGCAGCGACGCCCGCGCCCTCGTCAGCCAGGACCGCGATCCACACCTCGGTGCTTTTGTTGTTCGCGAACCACGCCCGCGCCTGACGGTGGAGCTGCGAACCGCGACCCGCGAGCGGGATCACCTGATCGGAGCTGGTGACCTTGTACACCGTGTTCGCGGTGCCCGTGCCCGCAGCGATCTTCTGACCGACGATCAGGGCGCGATAGTCGAGCGCACTCGGCCCCTTCGCTGCGTTGCTGCCGTCGATCTCGGCGGTGACGAACGGGATTCGGATGTTGCTCGGGATTTCGTTGAACGCGACCATGTCGGATTATTCCTCGGAAGAATCGGGAATCGGGAAAGAAACCTGTACCACTTCTGCGGGGGCAGACACAACCGCCTCGACGACATCGCCGGCGCGCAAACGGCGCAGCCAAAAGGAATCAAGAACGACATCGATCCCGAGCTCGGAGATCGGCGTGCGGTGAGTCGGGTGCAGCACGACAACGCCGGGGGCGGGTTGGATTCGCATGGGTCAGGGTTCCTGATTGATGTCGGTCGTGAGGGTGCTCGACTGATCGGCGGTCGCCTGCTCGCCTGCGATGCTCAGCCGCGCCGAGGCAGTATCGAAGATCGCGGCGGGAACTTCGCTGCGCACCTGAGAATGGAACGTGATCGCATACTCGAGATGCACGCATCCCATCGGGCGATCGCCCGTCGGCTTGATCCCCATCTCTGTACTGACGAGAACGGAATCAAACGCGGTGTCGCCGAGGAACGTGTCAACGTCCATCGCGGCTTCAATCTCGAGCGCGAGGTCGTCAAGCGCGTCGTCAACGTGCTCCGAAGCGCTGACCCAGCCCTCGACTGCCATGACCACGACCCGTTTCAACTTGCGCGGGGAAGTCGCCTCACTGCCAGGGGTGATCAGTTCTGAGTCTACGTAGATGTTGATCGCGGGGAGCTCGGCGAGACGCATCGGCGCTTCACGCGATTTGAACACGCGCGCGCGTGCCTGCGTGCGGAACGCCGGCGCAACTCCCACGAGCTGCGCGATCATTGCTTCTCTGATCGCTTGGCGTTCGTGCATGATCAGGACCGGTTCAGGAGAAGGTGAACGCCGCCCAGAGAATCGGGTTTGACTTCGCGGATCACGTAGGTCACGGCGCCAACGATCACCGTCGCCGCTATGTCAGTCTCGGGGTCGCTGGGCAGGTCAGACAGACGCAAGAACACTGCGGGCCCCACACTTGAGACGCCGATTTCACCGACGTCGACCAGCACGTGAGACGCATCGAAGATCCCGCGCACTGAAACGGGGTCGCCGACGCTCGGCGCGTAGGTGATCAGATCGCCCAGGTGTTCCCGAACGATTCGATCCCCCATCGCGACGAGGTCGGCGAACACTTAGGCGCCCGTGGGAGCAGGAGCACCCGAGAGACGCACGCGCGCGGTTGCGTCGCCGCCAGCCGACGCCTGAGTCGCTGAGCCGATTCGGACGTTGCCCGTTGACACGCTGGTCACCGACTTCGCGGTGTTGTCCCAGTACACCAGAGCGCCCTGCGTGAAGGTCTGCGCGGCGGTCTTCGCGATGTCCCACACGCCCACGGTCGCCATCCGGCCCGCGGTGCCGTTCGCCGACGTGTCGAGAGACACACCGAACAGAGCGCCAGTCAGGCAGCCGTCGCCGGGGGTCAACGCGTAGGGGGCGGTGATGTCGAGAACTTCGCCTTCCTGAATGTAACGATCGGAAACTCGGGGCATTGCTTTCTCCGGTGAGGGGTGAATCGGGTGAAGCGGTGAATCGAGGGTCACGAGCTCGGGGAGCTCGCGCCCTCTGTTCATCACGTCACGCTTTACGTGCCGGCGTTCGTGACCGCGCCCTTCACGTCGAACGCCTGCACCAGGTAGTCGAACCGAACCTTCATCTCGGTTCCGTCAACGCGCCAACCCTGCTCAGCCTCAAGCACCGGTGACTGCTGACCGTTGAGGAACGCGACCACGAATGCGGGAGCCACGTTCGGATTTGCGAACAAGTAGCGGCGCGTGCCAGAGAGGCGCGCGGTGTCGACGATGTCGCGGAACAGACCGTTCACCGCGTTCGGCTGCTGGATCTTGTTGTTCGCGTCGGGGTTGATCGCCGAGCTGTTCAGAATTCGAGCGGTCGCACCCTTGCCGATCGGAATCAACAGAACTTCGGGGCGCAGGTCGAGGTATTCGTTCGACTGGGCGTCACGCTGCGAAGCCATGACCACGCGGTCGGCGTCGATGCCAAGGGCGGTGATGTCGCTCGCGGTCGCGTTCACGTTGCCGTTGCTCGAGTGAAAGAACGGGTTCGAACCAACCGTCGGCCCGAGCCCGCTGTTCTGCGCAAGCAGGGCGTAGAAGTCGACCTCAATCGAGAGACGAGCCGCTCGGCCCATTTTCGACATGAGGTCGGCAAGCGCGCTCATGTCGTCGTTGATGATCAGCTGACGCGAGATCGCGACGATGTTGCCCTTCGTCGCGGTGCTGATCGAGAGCTTCGCGCCGTCGGGAACACTTTTGTTGCGGAACTCGCCGTTCTCAGAGAGCGAGTCGAGAACCGAGAGCGAGCCGGCGCGGTAGCGAGGCGACGCGCGGAAGTCGTTGACAGACTCGGTCTTGCAGATCCGCGACCAGGTGTCTGGGGTCGTCGCGTATGCGGCGAGCAGGATCTTTCCGATCGTGTTCTCGAGCAGCACGGGGAAATCGGCGGTGCCGCCGTAGGGCCCGTCATCGCGCTTGCCCATCGTGAACGCACGACCCGCGAGGGTCTGACGATCCATGCCGCGGGTCGAAACGCCGCTGCGCTCGAGCGACTCGCGCGCCACGTCGGCGATCGAGAGCTTCCGCATCGAACCGGGGTCGAGGTCAATAGACTCGAAACCACTGACGCCCTTCGACTTCGCCGAACGCACGAGGTCAGGCGCGTTCGCCATGAGCAGGGCCGACACGACCCCACGAGCGAACTTGTCGGATGCGTCTTCAGTCATCTCCACGTGCGCGGTCTCGGTCTTGATCGACTCGCTGCGCTTCGCGAGCTCCTCGAGCACCTGGGCGCGGGCGCCCGCGAGGTCGAGCTTCTCGTTCGCGATCAGCGTCTCGGCGAACTTCTCGTCGAGCTTCGCAGCGCGGCACGCGTGCTTGATCCCCAAGTCACACTCACGCACAAGCAGGGTACGGCGGGAAACCTCGGCCTCGATCTCGGCCTTGCGCGCGAGCTCGGCCTCTTGCTGCTTCTTCTCTTCGGAATTCATCGGTTCGTGCTCCTGGGAAACGGGGAATGAACCCCGGTGAGTGATCTCCACTTCGTTGGTCTGCTGATCCGAGCTGCGCACAGTCGCCCCGAGCTCGGCGCCCATCGCGACCATGCTGATCTCGAAGGGCTCCCAGTCGATCGCGCGCATGGTCGGGATCTTCGTGTCGATCCCCTCGGTCTTCTCCACCTTGAACGTGCGGTACCCCACGCTGACGTTCTGGATGATCTTGTCCTGAATCTTGCGGAACACCTTGTCGGCCTCGGGGTCGATCCCCTCGGCCGCCATGCGAACGGTCGCGTAGCCCTTCCCGTTCTCGATGCGGCTTGACTCGATCACGCCGAGGGTCGCCGAAACGCTGCGCCCGTTGTGGTCCGCGAGCAGCGGGGCAGTGCCCGAGCTCAGGCGGGCCATTCGCACATGCGTCGGGTCCATTGACAATTCTTCGAAGAACGGCCCGTCAAACCAGCTCGAGCGCAGCACCTTTGCACCCGTCGACCACATGACCTCAAACGTGCGCTTCTCAGCGTTGATTGAGCTGACCGCCGCGCGCATATCGAGCGGAGGAACGGCGCGCTTCTCGGTCTTGATCGTCATGGATTCTTGGTCTACAGGAATCGGGAATCGGGTGTCAAGCTATTGAATCGTCGGGGGTCGTGTCGGGGGCGCCGCCGCCCATGCCGGCCCGCGCCTGAGTCAAGCCCGCCTGACTGGTTTCGCTCGGGTCACTATCGAGCTTCAAGCCCAGGGCCTTGAACGTGGCGAAGTCTTTCGCGAGCTCGGCGAAGTGCGTGTCAGGATCGCCGCCGGCCTCGCGGATCGCTTCGCTCGGCGTGGTGAGACCCGCGCGGATCGCCCGAGTCGTCGCGAGAACTTCTTTGTCCGGTTCGATCTGCTCGAGGGGGTGAAAGCTCCAGTCAGCCGGCGGAACGTCGCCGTCGACCACGCCCGCCAGGTTCGCCGCCAGCATCGCCCAGGACCAAACCCCCGAGAGGAACTGCGGGAGCAGCATCGTGTTTTGCCACGCGCGAACGTTGCCCTTGAATGCGATCCGGGCCATGCGCGCCGAGCTGAAGTTCACCTGCGAATAGTCGCCGGTCAGATCTTCGTAGGTGATCCCCAGCCCCGCCGCGACTTTCCGCAAGGTGCGCGTGGTGAACGACGCGTCGGTGACACTCGGGGGGCTCGCGACCGTGACGGATTTCCCGTCGGGAAGGTGAGCGATCATTCCCGGTTCGAAGGTCTCGATCTCGTGTGCGGTCTTCGTGTCGGTCCCGAGCTCACCGAGCGGGGACGCCTCGCCGTTCGTGTCGGTGACGAACGCGGCAAAGCACGCGCTGATCTTCTGTTTCATGAGCTCGGCGTCTTCGTATTCCCCGAGCTCTTTCAGGTCGACGATCGCGCTTCCCAGCCACGACACACCGCGCGCCTGCCCCGCACGTTCGGCGTCGAACACGTGAAGGATCTCACTCGCGGGAACGCGTCGGCTCACGGGGTTCACGATCAGCCCAGTCGCGCCGGGGTGCTTGTCGAACAGCCAGTACGCCACGCGGCGCCCGATGCCGTCGAGCTCAACACCGTTGACGATCGGCCCGCCCTCGATCCCGCGCGTGTCGATTTTCGCGGTGTCGATCATGTCGGCCTCGAGCACCTGGATCTGCAGCGGGAGCGCGAGCCCGTCAGCGGGTCGACGGAAGCGCCGACGAACGAGGGCCTCGCCGTCGGAAAAAAGTGACCGCATCACCAGTTGCTGCAGCCCCGCGAAGTTCGTTCGCCCCTCGGCGTCACAGTCGGTGGAATCTGACCAACGCTTCCACGCCGCCGCCGCGGCTGCGTTCTGAACCGTATTCGTGCTCGAGGGTTTCGGCATTGCCCCCCATCCGACGGTGCTGTTCACGATCGCGCCGCGACCGCGCCGCGCATAAGAGTTGTTTCGCAGCAGGTCGCGCGCGTGCGTTCGGAGCTCAGCGCCGGCGATCGCGATCACCGAATTCACGTCCCCGCGGTTGCGTGTCCATCCGCTCGTGCGCCGACTCGAGCTCGCCGCCTCGTAGTTGCGGGCGAAGAGATCCGCCGCGGCTCGAGCTTGCAGCCGGCGCATCGTCCACTGCGGGGCAAACGAAAGAGTGAAGCGTTCGAACGCGGTGAGCTTCATCGGTCAGAATCCTTTGCGGGTTGCGGCGTAGCGAACGGTCGAACGAGTGCCCGCGGCGCCGCGAACGCTCGCGACCATTTCGGCGAGCAGCTTTCGCATTTCCGCAAGCGACTGATATGTTACAGTGCGACCGGGGGGGCCGTCGTATCGCACCGAAAGAACGCCGCTTGAGACAGCTTCTTTGAGGCGCGTGATGTCGGTCTCAGTCCAAATCGGATCAGCCACGGATCACCGCTTTCTTGAAAGCCATCCCTTAGCACGACCCGCGAAGAATCGGGAATCGGCCTTGCGTTCGGGGGCCGGGGTGGGTGCCGGCGCAGGCGGGGCAGCTCGCGCGGGCTGGGGCTGGGCGGGTGCCGGTGTGCTCGGGGCCATTCGGTCGACCCCGAGGATCGCTGCAGCTGCTCGAGCGTAAACGCGACAGTCGAGCCAGTGGTTTTCGCGACCGGGGATCAGTTGCCATTCGTGCGAGGTGAACCCGTTCTTTTTCACCGAGCTCACCAGGTGTTCGCCGGTGAGCTGTTTGAAGAAGTCGGGCCCGTGCTCGGGGAAGTGACAGAACCCCGGCGGGTGGGGCGCGCCGTCGACCGGGCCCGTCAGGCGCAGCCACCCGTAGAGCTCGCCTTTCGCCACGTCGACCCCGAGGGGCCAAACCTTGTAGCCGCGCGCGAGCCGCTTCCCGTTCAGCTTGATGTCGACCGGGGTTGGTGAGCTGATCAGTTGGCGCTGCGTGCTCACGCCCTTCACCGCGACCACGCGGTTTCTCTCGTGCCGCCGGCCCCAGTTGTAGACGGTCTGCGTGTTGAACCCCGAGTCGATCGCCAGCATGAGGATCTGCATGGGGCCCGATGGGCTTTCGAACGTGCGGCTCAGGAGATCGTCGAGCCGCAGCCAGTGTTCATCGTTCGACGTGTCGCCGGGGATCACGCCGGCGTCGATCGACCAGGATTCTTTCTCCCGACCCGACCACCCCACCACCTCATAGACCCAGCGATCGCGCTGAACGTCCACGCCGCAAGTCAGGAACTTCACGCCCGCCGGCACAGTGCCGATCGGGTAATGCTCGCGCCGCTGATAGAGGTTCTCCCACTCGGGGACCTCGCCCGACTCCTGCCACGTCTCACCGAGAACGGTGTTCACGAACGTTTTGAGCTGCTCGCGCCCGCCGCGTTTCGCCTCGAGGAATTCCTGCGCGAGCTGCCCCCACGTCGCGTTCGGGCTGTAGCTGTACGCTGCCCAAATGTGGAACGACGCGTGCCCTGTGAACGGTTTCTTCGCGCGCCACTCGCCCGCCACAACCATGTCCCGCTTGTGCTTGTGCTCGATCACGCACCCGTTCGCCGAGCAAACGAAGTGCGCGCCGCTCGGGTCGCTGGTGTCGAACACCATGTAGTGCCCGCCGCCCTCGCGCTCGGTGAACACCAGGTGATCGAAGTGCCCGCAGTGGGGGCAGGGCACGAAGAACCGCCGCTCGTCGCCCTGGTGAAACATTTCCTCGATCCTCGAGCGGCCCGCGATCAACGGCGTCGAGCCCGCGAGGATCTTTCGATCGTGGTAATACTCGGTGCGCTTCGTGCCGAGCTTGATCGGATCGCCGTCGCTTCCCGCGCTCACAGGGTAGCCGTCGACCTCGTCGAAGAAAACCACGCGCCGCGAGATCCGGCGGAACCCCGCGCCGCTGTTCGCGCCGACCATTGAGAGCACGCCGCCGGGGAAACGCTTGTGCAGGATCGTGTTCCCCGAGTCGCGGGGCCCGACCTCTTCAGCTTCGTCGAAAACGATCCGCGCGAGCTTCGGGCAGTCGCGCAGCATCGGCGCGATCTCTTCTTTGCTGTAGCCCTTCGCATCCTCGACGGTCGGTTCAACCACGAGCATCGGGCAAGGGGCCTGATCGATGAAGTAGCCGATCGCCGCGTTCATCACCTTCGTGTAACCGACGCGCGCCGACTTCATCACCGTCACGTGCGTAACGCGCGGGTCGGTGATCGAGTCCATCCACTCCCGCTGATAGGGGAGCGTCGACCAACGCCCCGACTGCGCCGAGCTCTCGGGGCTCAGATAGAAATGCTCGTCGGCCCATTCGCTGAGCGAGAGTTTCGGGGGCGGGCGCCAACTCGCGCGCGCTTCCGAGATCACGCCCTCGAGACTCGCGAAAAACTCACTCACGAGATCTTGCCTTCGGCCAGGTTCTCAAGCGACTCGCGAACGAGGTTCTCGATCGTGCCGAGGTCGGTCGCGGTCAGGTGCGGCATTGCCTGCGCGCAACGCGAGGGGAGCGCGAGAAGAAACGTTTTCGACGCGGTGATCTCGTCGACCAGGCGCCGCCGCACGTCAGCCGCGGGAACGAGCTCGCCCGCCGCCTCTCTGAACTTCAACTCGCGCAGCTCCGCTTCCCAGTGTTTCGACCGCGCCGCGGCTGACGCGAGGGAGTGCTCACCAGGGGGCGCGGCGCCCGGCGGGTTCCACCCGTCAGTGTTCGTGATCTCGCCGACGGGGCGCAGGGCAGGGGGCGCGCGGTCGACGCCACCCGCTGCGTTCATGCGCTTCTGCGCGTCGGTGCTCGCTTCCCACTCCTGATCGGCGAGGGCGGGATCGGAGATCTTCGGTTGACCGTGCTCGTCACGCACGACCGAGCGCACCAAACGCCCTGCGCGGATCGCCAGGGTCACCGACATCGGTGTCACGCCCCGCAGTTTTGCGTAGGCCCTGAGAGAAATCGGAGTCACCCGCTACGGGTAGCACAGAATCGGGAATCGGCGCAAACCCCTGTAGAGACACGAAATACACCCCGCCTAGCGAGATTTCGCGCGTCTGCGCA